TTGTCAACAACAGACAGTCAGGTGGTCCTAATGGAAATCTTGGTGCTCGACCAGGTGATCCTTCGTTCATTCGATACGGGGCAGAAATGTTTGCATAAAAAGAAGGCCGCTTTCGCGGCCTGTTGATCAGTCTTCCTGTGCTAACTTCTCAAAGAATGACATTCCGTCATCTTCATCATCATCTGTAGCCCAAGGCGGACTATCGTCCTCTGCAGCAGCTGGTTCCGGAGCAGGAGCAGCCTTAGCAGGAGCAGGGGCAGGCTCAACATCTTCTACAGTAGCTGATCGGCTAGTAGTGTTACCACCATCGATGCCAAGTACACGATTCAACTTAGCCTGTAGTTCTTCATACGACTTGAAGTTAGATGGGTTAGTGAACTCAGAAAGCGAATGCTGCTGCTTCCAAATTCCTTCCAACTGCTCATCGTCTGCAAGAGGCTCAGGTGAGTCGAATTCGCTCTTGTCATAGTTACGGTATCCTTCTACCTGTCGGATCTTCAGCTTGAAGTTTGCACCTTCCCAAAAGTCAAATGGGTTTACTGGTTGCTCATCTTCGAACTGAGGATTCATCAGATCGTTGATCTTATCCCAGATGCGCTTGCCATACTTGTACAAGAACACCTTACCATTATTGTCTGGGTTAGATGGATCGTTAACCACATAGATGTTAGAGATGTAGTTCAAGCGACGCTTTTGCTTACGTGCTTGATCTTTATTAGCTTCGATACCACTGTTCCAAAGCATTGAGTTATACTCTGATACAGGGTCCTTCTTGCCAAGGGTAGTCAGTGACTCTTCAATGTACCAACCACCAGGACCTTGGAAGCCATGATTGAAAGTTTGTACCCAAGGGAGATCATCTCCTTGCGCAGCAGGCAGGAATCGGATAACAGCATAACCGTTACCAGCTTTGTCTACTGTGGGTTTCCAGAATCGATCTTCTTGCTGCCCTTGAGGATTGCCCCCAGACAGTTTGTTAGTTTCATCGATTAGGGTCTTGAGAGAGTTTTGACGTGAGCGCTTAAGCTCATTAAATGAGGTAGCCATATATTTTTTCCTTGTATAGCGTCTTATCCACTGTATGCATCATATAAACGTTGTTTGCATAATGGTCTTGTACTTGTCTTTATCGACTTGTACAAACCCACTATATTTATCTATCAGACGACCTACGTTATCCCAAACAATGTCGTCATCAAGGTACTTACTCCACAGCTTACTGTAGTGTAAGATTCGGTCAATGATAACCATCGTCTCCAACCTAACCTCACCTCCAAGGTACAGCTTAAGCAGAGCAGGATGGTCACCATTAGTTGTAAACAGATCATCAAACATTTTGCCTGTATTGTCAACAATGTCTTTGAGCTTTAGGCAATCTTGCTTGAAGTTGTATGACAAAGACTCAATGGTCTTCTTCCAGTCATTGTATACAGTCATGCTGTTCTCAGTAACCAGAGAGCCAGACCAGTTCGTATCATCAGCAACAAAGTTGGCTACAAAGTAATAAACCAACTCACGGTCACTGAGGCGACGTTGTAGTTTTGCGAAGAAGAATTTGTCTTTACGTTTAAGAAAACTGGTTTCATTTACTTTACTCTTGCCTCCATACTTAAAGAAGTCATAGGTGTCTTGCTTGAAATGGTTACGTACAGCTACGTACGTCTTATACGCTTCGAATCCCTCGTAGATGTTCATTACTTAATAACGTAAATCACCCAGTTCTCAGCAGTGTCCTGAGCATAGTACAGGGAGTGCGTAGGGAGTTTAATCACACGATCACAAATCATCGTATTGTTGTCATTGAGTTTCCAACAGGTCACTTCAAAACCCTGCTGTCCGTCATTCTTAATGACACAAGCCTTTCGCTGACCATCGTCACTGTAATACTCACAAACGATGTCATAGCTATCACGAATATCTTTTACTGCACTATCCATAATCACCTCAGATTGGTAACTTAGCTACTTTGGGAAGCAGATTGAGATCTGCATATTCGATTTCGAGCTGCTGCTTGATCTTGGTGTTGACGAGCTTAGCTGCACTTTCAATTTCCATCTCGAAGTTCTCACAGTATAGCACAATAGCATCCATATAGCTACACTTTTTGTTTATGACCATTTCCTCTATCAACAGAGAAAACTTTTGACTGGTCATAATCTCATTCATCGTCTCGATCCACATCTTCTTCATCAAGCAGAGACTCCTTCAATTGCTTCATTTGATTTCTGGTCAGCTTGAGACCTTGATCGATAACAGACTGAACATCAGTGACACCGGTGAATGCCATCTTGTCTAGGTTAAGACGAACATGACGGTGAAAGGGGTAGGGCTTCTTACGAAGACCACGTGAGATAATCTCGTCCTGATTGAACAACCAGTCCCAAACCATCTCCTCGTTAGTCTTGTAACCAAACTTGTCGCGCCATCTCTCAACTACTTTCCAGTTGATAGTCGACACTAACTTGATCCGAGTAATCTCCTCGGGTGTCAATTCGAGATCCATTACAGCTCCTCGTAGTTGTCGTTGTGTTTACACTTACCGCGAAACTTGAACCCAGAACAGGAACAGCTATCCTTTGTCACAATATACACAGCACCCTTTGATCCAACATATCGCTTGGCACCAGGCGGCAGCGCATCAGGAACGAAATCTAGAGTTTCGAACTTGCGACGTGCACGATCAAATCGTTTAGGCACTTTGAACTCAACAAGGCCAGTACCATTGTCAAACGCTACCAGCATTCCATTATCATTGATATGATAGATGTGACCACCAATATTGTACTCATCATCCCACTTAGTCACTTCACGAAGTATTTTCATCACTCTTCCAGATTAGCGTGCTCAATGATTATCTGACGGATTTTATACCAAGCATACAGGTAACCGCTGTAAAAGAAAACAGCTAAAAGGCCTGTTGCTATTAGGGTGTGCAGATACTGGTCCATGGGACTCCTTAAAACCGTAAGTTGTTTTGATCCATCCATTCAATGAACTTGGATAGCAGCTTAAGCTCTTTACGATACGCTTCACACTCATGCGGGCTTTGACTGTAGTAGGTATTCGTGACATCCTTGTTCTTCCACATTAGTCTGTATCGCGGGTAATGGTTTTCACGAAGTTGACTGGTAGTGTACTGCTTGACATGCACGAGCTCATGACACAACACACTGAAGAATTGCATGGTGTCGATCGATGTATCAATCTCAATAGTGAACCAATCAGGAACGCGTTTGCCACTGCCATAGTGTTCATCGCTAGCTTGACAAAAACCAACAGCGCTGTACTTACTAGCGAGGTCCTTGTGACCAACTATTTCAATCTCAATGCGATCGAGCTTTTGAGGTGAAAGGAATTGAGACAATACGAAATGACAACACCGCCTAATCAGACCGTGTCGAAAACTCCATGGTACGTTCTTTAACGTCACCTTCATCGTACACCTCTACCTTATTTAGACTGCTCTACAATTCGCAAAACACGAACTGCCTCTTTACGCACCTCGTCATTAATAGTTAGACCATACTGACCAGGGTTGATTAATGCTCGAACGAATTGCTCGAGCAGCTCACACTTTTGAGTTGCATCCATTGTTGAGAAACTCCACTAGCTGTTCACAGGACTCGAACTTATGTTCGAATAGAAAAGGGATTCCATCAATCTCATTATCATACAACCAGTCTGCCTTATCCTTGGCAGTCTTCTGGTCAGTAAAGAACGAGCGCTCATTGCCGTTAGATACTTCAAACACCACAAAGCTCATAAGATGTTTCTCTCTTTCTGGTAACTAGTGACCAACGAATAATCGCCAGTCAGCTCTTTAGCAGAATCACAAATTCTCTTCCACTTCTCATAGCCACGCTTCCAGTCACGATGGACATCTTCCTTATTGTGACCATAAGGCCACTCATCGTAGTAGCTGTCAAGAAGACAGATCAGTTCATTCTTGTCCATTAGCTGATCCTCTGAGCGATAGTATCTAACCGATTCATCACTACGTCAACAGCGTGGTAATTACTACCACCAATGTGCCAGCGATAAGGCATGCCACCGCGACTGGTCCTACCACCATCATACTGTTTCCAATCATAGATGGTGATCTTACCGTAGTCTTCGTCAACCCACTCCCACTCAGTCTCGACTTTGTCTTCCGAACAATATTCGGTGTCAGGACCTGGAGATTTGTAATCTGGCTCACCAAGCGCAGCTACAATCTCATCGTACGTAGCAACAACATACCCTTGCAAACTAGTCATGCGCGGCTCCTTCAAAATAATCAACAACAGTTCCCACCACAATCAAACCAACTAACGGAGAGAACGCCAAGAAGAAACATTCAACGAGAGTGAAATCCATTACGCTATCTCCTTACAGATAACTACAAACTTTGTCCCAAATGTTTTCCAACTCTTCCTGAGAGTCGAAACCAAATTCGGTCGCGAAGTCCCAGTCTGAAGACTTATAGATCACGCGATCAGGTCCACCGTTTTCCATGATCGCTTCGGCGATCACTGCTGGACTACGATGCGTTGCAACCCAATCACCGTTGTGGTCAATCAATTCAATACAACCGGCTGAAACAGAAATAAAGCTAATCATTACGCT